GTTCCATTAGATGCAGAAGTAATTTGACCTTGAGCATTAACTGTTAAATTTGCATTTGTATAGCTACCCGCAGTTACCGCAGTATTTGAAAGAGCAATAGTTCCAGAAGAGGTGATAGTCCCTCCACTAAGACCAGTTCCCGCTGTAATTGATGTAACCGTACCGCCACCAGAAGCGCTAACTTGCTGAAGCACAAAAGCTGTTGTTGCAAGCTGAGTAGTATTTGTATTTAATGCGGCGGTAGGAGCAAGAGGAACTCCTGTAAAAGTAGGACTTGCACTTAAAACAACACTTCCAGTTCCAGTAGATGTTGTTGTAGCTGTTCCTCCATTGGCAACTGGCAAAATACCAGTGACTCCAGAAGTAAGAGGCAATCCAGTTGCATTGGTAAGTACACCCGATGTAGGCGTACCGAGTGCAGGAGTAACAAAAGTAGGGCTTGTAAGCGTTGCGCCAGTAGCCAGAACAACCGCTCCGCTACCAGTTGTAGAAGACAACCCAATTGTTGGGTTACCGCCAGATCCACTGCCATTAGATATGGAAATACCAGTACCTGCTGTCAAGGTCACTGGAGTGGCTGTAGATCCTCCTGCAATTGCAAGTAAACCAGTGCCAGAACTTGACGCAATATTGGACATGAAACTGTTAAGAGAAATCGTTGGATTTCCCGAAGTTCCATCTGGATTTGTAATTGTTATCCCAGAACCTGCCGTCAATGAGACAGCAGTCATGGTATTTGTACCAGTCTTTACTTGTATACCATTACTCGTACCAGTAAGGGCTAAAGGAGCGCCTGTAAGCGATAGAACATAATTTGAACCCGCTCCATTGTCAGTGCCAATTAAACCGCTTCCTGCCCCTATATAACGTGAATTAGCTAGGGTTGATGTCTGATTGGTAATCGTCAGGAAAGTCTGAGTCAAGGTAGGGGAACTGGCAATCTGCCCCACAGTCGTTTGTGAGGTTACGCCGTTTTGTACGATGGGCACAATCTCTGAGCCAGTCAGAGTTGATGCGGTAGGTAGTTGTGATATTTGTACTTGTGCCATTATGAGCCTATAACAATTTCGTCTTCATCACCATTGACCAATCCTGGGGAAGATGTATTCGTACCAGTTGATAGTATAGAGTTGCTGTACTGTCCAGTGATCAACTGATTGTTCGGTACATTGAGCGCCAAATCAGGTCTTGGAAACCTTAAATTAATACGCTCAGTCTTCCTTGCAGGCAATCTGTATGGATCTTTCTCGTCCATACAACCCTCTTCACAAACCCTAAGACCTGGAAAGTTAACGTCTGCGTGCAAAGTAGAGAAGACACGCTTCATCTTACAGCGATCACATACCGCAATCGCTATACTTGCATACCCCTCAGTATCAAGGAACATTGGCATAGTTACCTCGTATAGACGCTGATATTAGGAGCCAAATAGATTGGCGATTTGTCTCTTTCCTCAAGCTCAGCCATTTGGAAGTACTTCTCAGCCTGCCCTTCAAGATACTGAATCCTAGGAATCTCAACTCCAGGCAACTCAATACTCATTTGGTGAGCCAACATAGATTGAATAGCCAACATCCACCGATCTGGTATTTCCAGTTGGCTTGTTAAAGCTCCAACATCCATCACTTGGCGTGAATACCATACAGTTGCTTGAACAAAATATGTGCTTGGCACAGGCCACAAATAGAACGTAGGCTGTGGAATTGTTCGATCAAACCAGTACTGATAAGGCTGATTGGCTGTAAAGTTCTGATTCGGTAGGTTTGTGTAGTCATCTCTGTTCAAACGTGACATTTGAAGCAATCTGGCATTGTTACCAAAGTAAAGTTCACGTAAAGATAGGGTTGTTCCACCAGTGGCAACCATTCTGTAGTACGGAACATTGAGTCCTGGGTCAATATCTTGCCAAACCCACTGAGAATCTGTCACTGCAACGCTTGTGCCAGTGTAAAGAGTAGTCCAATTAGTGCCATCAGCAGAGCCTTGGAAGGTGTAATTCCAAGATTGGCTACCTCCACCAGAGATATAGGGCATAAAGCCTATAGAACCGATGTAATTTGGGTTGCCAGTGCCGTAAAACACTGAAATATTGCCGTTTGCTGAGGTCTGTTGGCAATAAGTGTTGATATTATTGTCGTAAACATTAGCAACCGTGCCCCCTGCGCTTGTTGAATAGCTACCAGAAGGCTGATTCATGGTGCGATACAGCGCATTTAAGATGTCATTGGCACCATTGGGCAGGGAATAGATGTATTGATCAGCGTTAAGCCCTAAAACTAGCTTATCTACCGCCCAATATTGAATACCTTGGTTGATTAGGTTAGACAGAATGTAAAACAGGGACTCTTTAGCAGACTGTACCTGCTCATCCGTTAACTCTTCAGCAAGCTTACCCGCACGCCGAGCACCGTGATCTATCAATGTTTGGACATTGATGACTGTATTGCCAACGGTTCCTGAATATGACATTGATTACCACCCTGGGCATTTCCAACGCTTAAGAGATGCTTTTGCCCGTTCTGCATCACCTTTTGAATGACTTACTACACCAGACATACGGGCACAGAATGAATCTTTTCTGCTTCCACCTTGGGGCTGTGGAGCCTTTAGATGGGAACCCGTCTCTCTGTTGTACTTTTCCCTACCTTTGGCGGTTAATCCTGCGCCCTTAGATACTGGCAACTTTTCGCCCCTACCTACCGCAAGACTTGGACCGCCTTCCTTTTTCTTTACTGTTTTGGCTGACTCTATGAACGCTTCAGCAGTTGGCGCACCTTTGCTACCAGGCTTACGCATATGTTCTTTAGAGCCGTGAGCAATACGCTCTTGTTTAGCGTGAATATTGGCATATAGTCCACCTTCTTTGAATTTTTTACCTTTATCAGCACTGGCAAAATCTTTGCCGACCTTTTGGGAAATTCCAACCTTCTTGGCGAAAGCGGGGCTGTGAGCCACCGCCTCCATCAAGTTGTGTTGAGCTTTAGACTTGCTAGGCATTATGCTTGTGACTCTTGCCAGTTGAGACGAGCCACAACAGTGTTTGAAGCACCCGCATTAAGCGTTGTAGCTACGATGTACAGAATGTCTGGTCCATCTGGATATTGACCCGCTTGAGATGTTGGGACACTGTTAGATGTACCACCACCGTTTGCAGAGTTACCAATCGCAGAGATAGATGCTAGAGGATAACCAGTTTGACCAGAGCTATTTGTATAGAAAGCCGCAATTGACTCACCACCTGAAATAGTCACTGTATTGGTTGTATTAACCGCAATCTGAACCAAAGAACTGGTATTGGTACCACCCTGGATAGGAGATACAAAAGAACCAGAGAATGCTCCAGAAGGTATACCGTTGAGCACCAATTGAATTAGATAGGTCGTGTTGGTCACAACAGCAATCTCATTCAACTGCAACTGTAGACGGTTGATAATTTCTTTAACACCAAGCAATCCAACAGTACCGTTATCCACGGATGGAGCCAAGCGAATAGCCATAATTGGCACGTTTGCTGTGCTGTTAGGGCTAGTCAAAGCGGTCAACATACCATAGTTGTAAATAGCGGATACGTCTTGGTTAAATCCACCATCCATCACCACTGAAGAACCCCAGTGAGACAACATCGCCGCAGAATCAGGAGACCCATATTCAACAGCCACAGGAGCAGTTGCAGAATATGTGAATGCCGTAGCCGCAGATCCACCAGTTGTACCACGAGTCAAACCAGTCAACTGTGGATAACCTGTTGATGAATTAGCCGCACTTGTTATTCCAGTGTATGTGAAATACTCAATAACACCAGATGTACCGCTACCAATAAATCTAGCAGTACCACCTGCGGGGTTAAATCCTGCTGTACTCAATACATTGATTGTTGTATCTGTAGATGCAACACTAGATGTAATTGATGTAATTGGTAATACACCATTTTGCTCATAATGAGATGGTAAATTACCAGATCTCATGTAAGCAGTGTAGTTTACGTTATTGTTTTGGAAGTTGTAGATGTAAGTAATCGAGCCACCAGTGGTTCTAATGCCAAATCTAGCTACACCTGCACCATACCAAGAGTAGTCAATGTAGAACATTTGTACTTTGGTGAGGTCAAGGTTGTATCCAGATGGGTTAGATGCTGATGAAGATCCATCTAATACGTCATACCAAGATGATTGAGGTACTTTTTGTTCAATAGTACGGGACACAATTGCATTTGCAATCGTAGTTCCACGATACTCAGGACTAATGTACATACTTGTATCACTTGCAATACTTAAAACACGATAAGATTGACCACGAATAACAATATAGTCACCCACAACCAATTGTGTAGTAAATTGAGTGCTTGACCCAGTAACTGCACCACTTCCATTGGTAACAGAAACTGTTCCAACTATTTGATTGATTGAGTTGCGATAAACCGCATACAGTGTTTGCCCATCATATTGGAAGAAAAGACCGTTTTGTTGATCAAAAAATCCAATCTTATTGCTTGCGCCGTACCAAGAATATGGACTTACGTGAATAAATCCACCCGTGGAAGTTGCAGGCGTTGCTGAGGGAACAATGTTATTCAGCGTTGTATAAGTAAAAGTTAATGCAGTAGGTACTGTTTTGACAACAAAAGTACCGTTATAAGCACTTTGATCAGCGCCACTGACAACAATAACCGTATTAACAGTCAAATTGTGCGGGAACTTGGTTGTAACAGTAACTGTTGCACTAGAAGATGTCAGTACTGGTTGCTGAAGCTGTGGCTTAAGAATTGTTCCAGTAGAGAATTGAATACCTTTACCTGATTGGTAACGGAAATATCTACGAGTTTGACGTTGCAACAACTGATTTGGTATTGAAGCGCCAACCGTAAAGTTTACAGATCCATCATAAGCGTGTGTATCAACATATCCCGCAGGACGAGCGTACAAATTGCTCTGACCCGCTGTATTAGCGATTGTGGTCGAAGGTGTACCGTTGATATTGGTGAACGTAAATGTCGTTGCTGTGGGCGTTGTAGCCACAATCTGAGGGCCATTTATCGTTGTCGCTGTGCTTGGTCCAGTCGTTCCAGTGATATAAATCAAAGAACCTGCTGATAAACCATGTGGATAAGTAGTTGTACAACTAATTGTTGAACCACTAAAAGTAAATGCTGTTGTACCAGTTAAGTTGTAAGCATAGTTGCTATACGTATAACCTAGGTAAACATAAGTAGAAGTAGCCGACCAACATGTTGCTGTTGTGATCGCTTGAGCCATGTTTACAGTAATAGAAGTGGCTGTTGTACCGCCTCCAGAAGCCACCCAACCCCAACCATTAGCGTTAGGGTCAATTGCATCTTCAATGAAGATTGGAGAGCCGTTTGGCACGTTTGAGGAGGTCATTGTGATGACCAACTGATTTGTTGTGGACTGATTACCTGTAATTGCTGATACTGGCAATGGAGCATTAACTAAATAATACAAAGATGCACGATTGTTCTGCATCGAAGTTTGTTCCCACTTCGTACCTTGCTGACCATATTCAAAGTCAGTGTCAATCAAAGATTGAGGTGTGGAAACACGCATTTTATCTACTGGATCATACGCAGTAGAACGCTGTGCCTGCTGAATTCTTAATTGATTATCGGAATTGGATGACGGACCTGTATAGACTGAGATTTCAGACATATTTCACCTATTAGAGTGGTGGGAACCGAAGCCCCCACCGATTTTTACTTCTTGGCTCTACCGCCATGCTTTCTGCCAACAGACATTTTCTGTCTCTCAGCATCTGTCATAGCACCCATGCCTCTTCTAGCAAGTGCTCCTGGAATCGTTGTTGGTTGTCCCATCCTATTCATTTCGTAGTCGGACATAGATCCCATTCCTCTTGCTTGGTCATAAGCTCTAGTTTGCATAGCCCTTGTCTTGGCATCAGCAACGTCTTGTGGAGATACATCTCTCATATTTTGACCAGGAGCAAATTCCATCATCCTTTGATCATAATCAGATATAGCTCCCCCATCCGCATGATGCTTAACTTTTCCGCCCTTCTTGAAGGTGCCAGACAAACGAGTTATAGCAACTGGTGGAGATGCAGGCTTTTTACCTTGAGGCATAGCCACAGCAGAACCCTGTTTATTAACAGCGCCCCCCGTGGCGAAGTGCTTTTTTGAAGCCTTGCCTCCGTGCTTAAAGCCACCTGCATTACCTTCCTTGACAGCACCAGTAGTCTGCATACGCACACCAGGCTTAGTTGTGTCAGCAGGACGGTTTTCCCAGTCACCACCTTCAACAGTGTCTTTCAGGTTAAGGTCAGGAGCAACATTGCCACCCTTAGCGTAGTGGTGTTTGCCACCATGCTTGTGATGAGCTTTTCCGCCGTGTTTAAATCCACCTGCGTTTGACTCTTTCACCTCACCAGTACCGTGTACTGAATCATGGTGTTCGCCATCAACCATCATTGTGTTTTCAAACTTCTTAGCAACATTGTCGGAAACAGTGCCACCAATAGCGTACTTACCACCTTTGCACATAGCTTTGTGGTGCTCAGCCATCTTGTGATGGTGATGAGATCCGCCTTCTTTGTGCATCTTGGCGTGGTGTTTAGCCATAGCCTTGTGGTGCTCATGAGAACCCTCTGGATGACCAGAGATGTGATGAACTTTACCGCCATGCTTATGATGTGCCTTACCACCATGCTTGAAACCACCTGCGTTTCCTTCCTTAACCATGCCAGTGCCATGAACTGAATCATGGTGCTCACCATCATGCATTTCAGTCTCTAAGAACTTTTTAGGTGCTTTTTCGTCAGTAGTCTTAGTCTCAAACTTGTCGATCCCTTTGCCCATTGCTGAGCCGCCTTTAGCAAAATGCTTCTTAGCGTGACCGCCTTTTTTCAGACCGTGATGAGCCTTTCCTGCCTTCATGCCTTCGTGATGCTTAAGCTCTTTCTCAATCTTTTGCATCTCGTGCATTTCAGCCTTGTGCTCTTTACCGCCTTCAGCTTTTCCGCCCTTCTTCATCAAAGGAGTTGGCATACCCTTCATCGCCGCCCTACGAGCCGCAAGAGCACCCATCTTAGGAGCCATAGCAGGAGCCATTCCACCACGAGCAGGCAGAGTGGTTGCACCGTCCATCATTCCGCCCATAGCTTTGTGCATAGTCTTATGACCATGCTCTTCGTGCTTTCCACCCTTTTTATGAGTAGCAGATCCGCCTTTTTTGAGCTTCAGAATAACTGAAGGCTCATCGGTGATCATCTTTGGCATTTGGCTGAAACCGCCTGCCCCTTTTGTTGCTTTAGCCATAATTTAGTCTCCTTAAGCTTGGGTGATACCGAGCAGACCTGTTGCCGTAGCATTAGGGCCAACTTGGATTGCTGTCAAACCGAGTGTAAGCACCAGTCTTGCCAATCCGTTTAATGTACCACCAGGTGTATATGTACCACGTACATCAGGAGTTACAGAAGTCGAAGTGAACTGAGGAACCATACTGGAAGCGCTTGCTGTGTATGAACCAGAAGTATTTACAAACACACCTGCCAAATAGTTGGCTTGGCTTGTTGAAATCTTACCAGTCGTACCAGAAACGTATGTCCACCAGTAGTTAGTACTTGTGCTAACGCCAGTTGGAGGTGTACCTGTGAACTGAACGATTGATCCGCTTGCAGGTGAATAACCAACTGTTAATACGCCAGGAGAAGCGATTGTCCAACCAGTTACAGCTTGTGTAGCATAAGTTGTTGTGTTGGAGTAGTAACCCAAAGCCAAAGTTCCAGAGTCATTTGATAATGAACCACTGAATCTATTGCTTATGATGTATGACGCATCAGAGATACGAGCAGGTAAACCTAACACATTAGATGTGTCTGCTGACATTGCAATACCAGATGCGGCTCCAAAAGTAACAGAGTAAACCTGGAAGAAGGCTTTACGTCCAACTACTTGAGTAGCAGATGATGTGCTATTTAGGATGATCTCAGTCATTGGCTGACCGTAGTAATCGTATCCAGACACAGTTGCTGATACAGCAGTAATGGAGTTAGCGAAAGTCAAACCAGTGTTTGATCCTGCCGCAGTAGTAGTTACAACGCCACCAGTAGTTGTGGTCAGTGTAAATGTTGTAGTACCGTTCGTTGCAGAGATCAGGTATGTACCTGCCGCAAGTCCAGAAGTACCAGAGTTAGTTCCAGTTACAGTCACTGTTTGACCAACTGCCAATCCAACGAGAGCAGTTGTTGAAACAACGAAAGAACCAGTTGTACCACCTGCGCCAGATGCGGCAGTGGCAATGTTAGCCGTTACAAAAGTAGCGGCGGTGAAAGAACCAGTAGTAATTGCTACTGCTCTTGGATAGTCGAACTGAACAACAGTCGTACCGTCACCACGAACAACACGAGTTGTACCCGCAGATGCTGATGCCGCCGCAAGTGAAGTTCCACTATAAGTCGTTGCTGTAGTAGGTGTAACAGCCGCTAAAACAGCCGCAGTTGTTCCAACTGAAGCAGTTGTATCATAAAGAAAAACACGACCCATTGGGCCAAAACCCAAGGACATTGGTGATGGATCACCCAAATTGCTGTTTACGTTTGTACCCGCATTTGATTGGGCACTACCTAAGAAGAGATCGTCGCTAAATTGCGGCATATTTTTTCCTTTTGGGCATGAACCCGTTAAGAACTAAAAAACATAGATGATTTACGTTGATTTACTATAGCAGGTATAACTTGTAAATTAGTTGGGACATGAAAACCAGATACATTCTTTCCATGAAGAGGAATAATATGATCAACGTGCCATTGAAATCCAAATAACTTGGTTCGTCTTTGTGCTAACTCGTAAGCTTCTTCAATCATCCACAAATCGTCGGTTGTTAACCAACTTGGAGTTTGTTTTCTAATAGATGCTCTTCTTTTTGAAGCCATTGCACAAACCTTATGAGGATTTGTTTTTGACCAAACTTTCATGTAGCAAACTTTACACAAATCTTTAGAAAATACTTCAGATGTGCAACCATTAGAAAAACAAACTCCAATTGCGGGATTGCGTTTTACAACAGGCTTTTCAAATTTTGAATTTCTTAAAATTCTATTGCGATGTGTAGCGCACAATCCCAAACCACGATATTTTGCAGAGTTAGAACAACCATCCGCAGTACACATTAAATGTGATCCTTTGTGTGGTTGTCCTTTAATTCCACTCATATCGTGATTTATTCCTTACACGCCAGGTGTACCGAAGAGCGCTCTAGGATCTGTCCATCCTATTGCATAACGCTCAGTTGCTTTATAGCGCATAGAGTCAGTCTCGAAGTCACCTTCCATAGTCTTCTCTAAACGTCTA